GATATCCTAACCCTACAGATGTAAGGTGCTCAGCTTCGTTAGCTGTCTCTTCAGTTACTGTGAATGAAGTTTCAAACCCCAACGGATTGTACCTGGTAATGTAATTACCTAGGTACTCATTTTTTACTTTCTTGTTCATATTCATATTGTTCTAAAAATAACCATGCATAATAAAGCACTACCCAAACCCCAAACGCTCTCATTGCTAGAGTGCTGTTATCTCTAAGCAAAAACACAGCACCGGTCAAGGCAGTGAATGTAGCCAAGATACTAATTATTTGAGATAGTCTCATACCTATATTGTAATTTACGCAAATTTTGTTTAATTTCTCTAATCAGATAGTGAGCAGATGTAACCGGTATATCAAAATACTTAGCCATCCCTCTTGCTGTAGTGTATCCCTTATCAATGTATGCCTCGAATACTATCCTATGCACATGATCATCTATCTCGCTTCTGTATATCTCAATAATCCCCTTGTGAGTGCTGTATATTTTATCCTCCAGTATCTTAGCCTGTAGGTCCTGCTCATTATCCTCCTGCTCTGTTGCATCGTATTCCATAGATGTTACCCTATCATCCTTGTGGCTTAGAGATGTGTTCCATAGTATCTGATACTTGATGGTGTTAAGTAGATAGCTCTTCACCTGGGCTTCACTCTCAGAATCCTCATTGATGCTTAGCACATGGAGGTAGCTATTGTTAATAACAGTATCCGCTTCAATGTTACTCCCCATCTTAGTAAGAAAGTACAGCGTGTAAGCCCTAACCTCGTGGTAATGGGTACTAATGTACCTGTCTAAGACTTTTTTCATACCAATTCATAAAGTCTTTGTACCACACCTTTCTACGAACAGATGCACAAAAGCACTCCCTGGGCTGTGGACCATCATACTTAGTCCTAATCTTATAGAGCTGCACACAGGAGTGCTTAGAATACTTTACAGCATCCGCAGTAGCATCTATCTTATCAATTATCTCTATGTCAGTTTGTTCAAACATAATTCAAGTATGTATGCACCCAGTGCTGCCTGACATGCAAGGATAAAATCCTGATGCCATGCCAATGTAAGCCAAAAGGCTACACACTTACTACAGCTCAATGCATCTAGTAAGGGTATAGCCCATGTGCCAATTCTTAAGGACATGTAAATCTCGGTTAAGGTTGCTTGCAGTGGCTCAAAATTGCACCACCACCATGCTATAGGTATGATAAGTAGGAGTTCCATTTAGACAAATATACTTTAAAAAATGAATCATATATCTCAGTGGTCACATTCCTACCCTGCATAAACCGGTATAGCTTAGCATAGTTTACACCCATGTCCTCAGATAGATGAGTTAGCTTATATCTCTTGGATAGCTTGCCACGTATCTCTCTACGCATCCAATCAGATAGCTGTTGGTCCTCAGAAAGGTAGATCGTCACTGCTCTCATCTGTAGTGTCAAAAGTTTTCCGCAATTTATCAACAGCACTGTTTTGAGTACTTGAGCTCAGGCTCATAGTCCATGCTTCAATAGAGTTAAAGTACTTAATGGTACCATCTTGTGCCTCCCATTTACGGCCTCTTAGGTTATAGCTCACCTCTACTGCATCCCCTGCTTTCAGGTTGTTAGCTAGATCGCATTTATCCTGGGTTAGTTGAAACGTAACGTACTGAGGGTACTCATCTTGAGACTTCAGGGTTACTTCTCTCTTCTTAAATTTGTCAGATACTGACGTTGTTGGGGTAATGAATACCACCTCTCCTTTAAATTTACTCATGGTTTATGTATTTTATGTAATTAATTGTGCTTATCCACCCCCACACTATTGCAGGGGCTATTAAAATTGCTGCTAAGATAATCATTTTATTAAAGTTATTACTATTACTGTTCCTGTGATATATCCTGCACTCAGTGCTACAGCATTCAATATCCGTTCATTCCAATTAGTAGCCTCTATCATGTAGGTTAGGAATGGGAGCCCAAGGAATGGACCAATGGCTGCAAAGAATATCATACCTGGTGCATTGCCCTCGGACACAAATCTAATGTAGAATGTAGAGCATATCTCTATGACTAGAGCTGATAAGAAAATAATAGGGTATCTCATTTATTTAGGTTTACATCGTTATCATCTAGGCTACTGATTAGGAAGCCCTGTATCTTCTCTACTATCTCATACTGTGTATCCGGTAGCTCTCCATACTTAAGCATAGCACGCAGCTCTGCTTTGAGCTCCCAAAGTACATTAAGCATATCAGCACCTTTAATGGCACAGTAGTGTTCTGCCTGCTCATCAGGTAGGTTAAATTCAAGTGTTGCTTTCATATCATTTCTATTTTATTAATGGGGTAATTTTTACCCCTTATTATTAATTGATTTGTTAAAGGTTTCGTTGTAGTATTTTTCTGCTCCTTTAGGTTCATCATCATATTTTACATCATCAAATCCATCTGCAAACCCATAATCATAAGCATCTTCAATCTGCTCTCTCTCCATTGCTTTGGCTTGTTGGATAGCTTGTCTTACTGAAATGCCCCCATTAGTTATCTGCTCTACCAACCACTCTACTGCTGTTTGTTCTTTCATAGCTTAAAATATACGTTCTTTAATCACCGGTAACTCAGGACCATAAATCTGCTCAGTGAGCTCATCAGCGTATTGCCTTGCAGCATTAGCTACGTACTCGCATGGGTTTTTAATCAGCTCATCCCTGTAGTGTCCTGATGCAGCCAGTAGGCCTTGCATGGCAGCTATTACTGCTGCCTCAAAAAAATCTTCTCTTGTTTTCATTATTTATTGTTTAATTGATTAATAACCTCATTGTAGAACTCAGTGGCCAAGATAAGCCTCTCAGCCATCTGTATCTCAATCTCCTTATCTCTAGCAAAGGTAATGGATGTTATACGCTTCTCAGGTGCAATATGATCCACATAGTGTACTGCTGCATTCTCATACTCACTCATGTTCTCAGGTGCAGTAGTTACCATTACATAGCATAGCTCGAAAGATGGCATGTCATATAACCACATGTAAGCACGTCCTTGCCACTCATAGTCACTTAGGTCCTTGAGCTCGTAGTTAGTGGCAGGAAACGTATCTAAGGACCATGAGGTCTTGATATCTATGACACTTGTCTCAGTGATAATATCACAGCATCCGGATAACCACTCATTCTCTACCCTCTCCTCATTCTTTTTGTAGTCCTCTAATCTAACCAGGTTGAGCAGGTTAATACTGTCCTGTTCCTGTGCTAGTCCTTTGGTGATGTACTTGCTGTTCAGCTCACTCCTGTACTCAAAGAAATCCTCTTTGGCTTTTTGGATGATGTAGCTCTTAGCTGTTTGGCTCAATGCCTCCCCCTTAGTACGGGAGGAGGTCATTAATTTGCCTAATTGTGATGCTCTGAATTTCATAGTTGTGCCTCCTGCTCTTTGGTTAGGTTGTACATCTCTTTGATTTGCTCAGATGTGAACTTACCGCTTTTCACTGCATTAAATGCCTTATCCCATCTCTCCCCATCTAAGGTAGGCTTTGCCTTGGGTGCTCTAGCTGCAGTCTCACCATCATCATCCACTGCCTGCAGGGATAGTAAGCTAACTAGCGTATATCTACGGAAGTAAGTGATTGCTCCACCTAGCTTCTGTGCATCAGTGATCATAGGTAACGGCATGAAGCTCTCCAGTGTATCCTCATTCTCAATATCAATAATGATAGTATACACCTTATCATCCTTAATGGGCTGTACTAATAACAATCCACAGTCTAATAGGATAGGCTCTACCGTATCAATGATGCTGTTAATATCTGCATAGTTACGCTTGAGGTGTGGGTTGGTCGCATTCTTAATGACCTTACCCATTGACTGCTTAGCTAGATGCAGTTTTTGGTAGATGTTGAGGGTAATTACCTCGGGTGCTGTTTTAGGCTCATCAGCTTGAGTTGTTTTCCTTGTTGTCATAATTTTAAGGTATTAATTTCTACAAATATACAAATAAATTCTACTTATTTACAAAATCATTAAAAAATTCTACAAAATCATCAAAGTTTCTAGCGATGTAGTAGGTACCTCCTGCCTTTTCAATGTTCTCCTGATACCTCTTCTGAGCCTCTGACTGCCTATCCTTACCAATCTTGACCTCTATCTTTACTGAGCGGCCCTTAATGGTAGCAGATATATCGGCACTCCCTGCAGTAGAGGTGCCTTTAGTCCAGGTTACCCCGATCACCTTACCGGCAGTAGTCTTTTTTTCTCTTGCTGTTCCCATTGTGTTAATGCGTTCTGCTTGGTAGCCATTGTAATTAATATAATCACAGATGGCTCTAGTTAGGCCGTTTGCTGTTGAATCTTTGTACATGGTTTTAGGTATATAATCAGGTGGATAATTAGGATGAGTTATGGCATAGCGTTGTAGCTTCAGCTCATGTAGCAGTGCCTTATATTCTTTTTTCATAATCCACAATATCCTGAATCGCATTCGTTAAAATCCTTTTCAAATAAATCTAATTGTAATTTGTAACTTTTAATCTTTTTGTATGTAATTCCATTCTTAAAAGTGTTTCCGTTTAATTTTTCTTGATTCATAAACCAATCAAATTTATTTTCTTGAGAATGTGATAAGTGATTTAAAAGTAATTCATTTCGGTGAAAACAACCTACGCAATTATTTCTCTTTGCAAACCTTACGGGTTTGTTTTGCCAATACAACTCAATAGTATCTTTAAAAATTCGGTCTTCAATTAGTGGAAATCGTACTTTTCTATATGGCAATTCTTTCCATTGATTGCGAGCATTTTTTTCTCCAATCTTAAATTTAAAATTTTCTATTCCATTTTGCTGTTTTTCAAGCATACGAGTTGCTCTATTTATTTCATTGGCTCTAAAACCTATTCTCATTTCAACAGGTAATTTAGTATTATCATAACACCATTGAGCTATAGGTTCAACTTTCATTTTAGAGGTACAATATCTAGTCATAATATTTGGTAAATATCCTCCTGCTTTTACAATAATATCCTCAAATGTTGTATCACTTAACCAAATAATCTCTTTTCCAATGTATTGCTCAAGGTCCAACATGGTATAAATAATCTCATCCTCTTCTAAAGTACCTATGAACTCATGACCTATTCTATTGCTTACAACTTGTCTAATTTTAGCATCAGGGAATAAACAAGATTTGTCGTTTGTTCTGACAAGTGCAAATATATTATAATTAGCAGGATATTTTACTGCTAAATAACTTGATGTTTTGCCACCACTTAGTGAATTAATTGTTTTCATTAATCTTGTTTAGTGAGTTCAAAATATCTGCCATTTTGGTTTCGGTGTTTAGTGAATTTATAATTTTTATAACTAGCGTATGATTGCACCCATTTGATAAACTTCCTGCTATCTAGGTCCTTGAAGCCATTAGTATCAGATTGGAATGCCTCCATGCATGATTTATTATAGTAGTTTACATTGAGGGCTATATTCCCATCCATAACAAAGTCGTAAAACTCCTTACAGGTGTTCTGAATAAATCTCTTAGCATCTGCATTGATAGATACACTCCTAACCAATCCATTCTGGAGGTACATCTGTAGGTTAGATAGCATGTAGTTATCAAAGTGTGACCACTCATCCTTACTCCACTCATCAAATAATAACTTACCGTACTCATCCTGTGGGTTACGCTGGCTATTAAAGTACTGAAAAAACTCTATTTCATGCCTCCTCCTGTCATGTGAGGTACCTGCCCCACTAATCACATAGTTGGTAGTGATAACTATCTTAGGTGAACGCTCAAAGGGTATGTATATCTCATCCTTGTTTTTTCTGTTGACCGGTATTCCCTCAGTGATTAGTGAAAATAACTGCTCAAAGTCAAAGTGTTTTTTAACATCATCAAATGCAAGCACCTGAGTATCTATGTTAACTCGTTGGTACACAAAATCATTCTTACTAGGGTTATACGCCTTACCATCTATCTTTATTATTTTACGGATATTGCCAATGGCAGTTAACATCAATGACTTACCACTCCCCCCATTAGGGTTATCATCTATCTCCTGATCATTAAAGATGATTGCTTTTTGGTCTGTCTTATCCTTAAAGGTATGGATGAGGTATCCTAGTGTGGACTCCATTGCTTTAATACGCTGCTCATCCTGGGCTGATACCTTGTGTACAAAATCTTGGAAATTGTTATCGTGTATCGCAATTTTGGTATAGTTTCTTTTGATTATCTGCTCCCTCCAAATATACCCATCAATATCAATGTAACTTAGTAGCTCTACCTTATCCTTGGATACCTTTGCCACTCCGTTAAGGAATGGGATATAAGATACATGCCTTGTATCCTGCAAAATACGCATATCAATAGACTCTAGCATATTCAGGTGTGACTCGGTGAAGAGCTGAGCACTCTTAGCACAGTGATTGTATATGTCAAGTTCACCCTTGGCTAGGCAGTACTTGAGTACAAAATCTTTGATTAGCTCCACTGAGCTCTCAGATACCTTATTCTCCTCAATGTAAACATAGGTAGGTTTATTACTTCGCTCCGGATAGTACTTAGCAAAGCCATGCTTGTGCAGGAACTTGGCATAGTCATGCGGTACGATAGTAATTTTCTTACCATCTGCCTGCCAAAACACATCATCACTATTCTGTACCTCCTCTTTTACTGATTCAATGATGTTACCTGATACCCCTAACTGCTTTTGGATGTCCTCATCCTTAAGCCCCTCCTTTAATTTTAGCTTGACCTTGTTAACGGTGTATGTATCCTCAAAGTACTTAGTGTTAAAATTGCTTGATTTGTATGCATTAATCACAGTGTAGTTAATTTCAGTGGCTGTAAAGTCCTCCTGTGCATATTGCAAGAGGTAATTTTTAGCGGCATACTGATCAACCCCATACTCAGCCATGCAGCAGGCTACCTTGAAGGTCCAATTATTCCTGCCCTGTTCAAAGATTCCATGATTAAACTTCATTACAAGCTCAATGATACGGTCCTCATTAGCAATGGGGAGCACTGCTATCTTTTCTGCCTTGTGGTATCCCTTATCCTGGGTGATTCCTTGGAACACATCGCAGAACTCATTGAGGTAGGCATCAGGGTCATAGCTTTCAAAGCATACTCTGCTCACATTACTGTTGGCTACGTCAAAATAATCACTATTGATGTATTCCTTGTAGGCTTCAAATCTCCGCTTGTGTTCAAACTTGTTGCTTTCAGGTGTACGGATAACCACTTTAAGTCCATTACCACTGGGAGAAGTAAACATCATGTACACATAGGGGCATTCCTTGAGCCTGTTCCGTTCTGCTTTCAAGGTCTTAGCATCCGGGTACTTATCAAAGTCTAGCACGCACAATCCTGAGTGCTGTATCAGGCCATCATCTTTACGCTCACTGAATGTGCCGTTGAACATGATAGCCATTAGCTGCATCTTACTTTCTGCATCTCCTGCTCTTAGTTTCTTTATCTTACTAATCAGCTCGGGGTTGCCTTGCTTGATTCTGTTGTACACTTCTATGGCCTCAAGTGTGAAAGGTGTCTCTTTGGAGTTATACAAACTGCGAAAGACTGATATTTTAGGGTTAAACATGGTTACAAATATAATAAATGACAATAAATTCCAACTAATGACAATAAAATAAAATCATCGTCATGGATATAAACTAGTGCTGTATTGGGTTTCAGCTATTTCATGACGATAAGACGATAAATTTTCCAGAACGAAAACTTTTTTAGTGCTCTATATATTCAGTACCCCCCATAAGAGTATTGTCATACCGTCATACGGTCATAAAAAAGAGGGAGCCTAGACCCCCTCCCCCATATTAACCCTTAAAAAATTATGGTCCTCAAAGATAGATAGAATCTCGCTTACAGTCATCTTGTCTTGGAATTTTGTTAATAACTTTGGAGGCATATTTCCTGTGATTGTGACCCTTGCCTCTTCATCACACATCGGCATAACACTGACATCAAAGATATTAATATCATCTCTTTTCTGCTTAATTAGGTCAGGTAATGGGTGAATGTACTTGAGGTATCTCTCATCTTTTTTACCATACCAATAGCTATGCTCTTTCATGCCATGAATAACTGAGCTATGATCTCGGTTAAAAAACTTACCTATCATGCTCAACGTCATGTGCCGGTAGTTGTACATATAGTTGTACAGGTAGTACCTTTTGTAGGCTGATATCTCTCTCCTGCAAGGGGTGTTTAATTGGTATTCCAGGATGAGCTTCATTAAATCATCATTCTGTATTTTTGTGAGCTCGAATACTGTCTCATCAATTTCTAATCTCATAATGGTAGATTATTAATAATTTTCTCTAGTACTCTTACTACTATACTATTTCCTGCTTGCTTATAGGCTTGTGAATCTGATACAGGCCATGTGAATGTATCAGGGAAATCCATCAATCGGAAGCATTCACGAGGAGTTAGTCTACGGATTTTAATTCCATCAGTATAAAATTGGTCAGTATTACCACCTCCACCTGTTGATTTATGAATTGTGTTTGCTTGTTGATTAATATGCCTACTTACAATCTTTCCTTTTGAGTCTCTTGTATAGGATATTACCCCCTGATTGCAAGCAGTATCTAATGTTTGAGCTACTTGTTTACCTACTCTCCCTCTTCTAGTTTCGCTGTTAGGTACAGAAAAATTAATACTATCACCCTCAGTAGCCTGCTCATATCCTTTTGATGTGGCTGATTTAATTTTTAAAGTATTATCAGTAGCATTCAACGCAGCATTAGCTCTTAAGCAATTCGCAATATCATCACCATCTTTAGGGCTAAATATAAATCCTGTATTTTTCTCTTCATGATTTTCATTGTGCTTCATGAATCCTGAAATCATCTTTTTAGATAAAAAGTATTTTAAAGGTACATTATCCTCTAGCACATCTTTCAACTTCAAAGTTAAATGCTCTTCAGGTGGGAATCTAAAATGATTATCATTATCATCACGGATACCTATTATAAATACTCTTTCACGATTTTGTGGAATTCCGTGATCTTTTGCATTCAATACTTTCCAATATAAATGATAAGGTACTGATTCATCATAAGGGAATATTATAGAAACACCATTAACCGATTTGCCACCTAACATATTAATCCATTCATTGAATGTTTTACCTCCATCATCAGAAAGCAATCCTTTTACATTCTCAAAAATGAAATATCTAGGTTTATTAACTTCAATGAATTCATATGAATTAAAAAATAATATGCCTCTTTTATCCTCCTTTCCTAATCTCTTACCAGCTACACTAAATGCTTGACAAGGAGGAGATGTCATATAGATATCTAAACTCTCCTTTGGTATCTCTCTATCATATACATTCATAGGATAGTACTCCGGCTCTCCATAGTTATGTATGAATGTTTGCCTAGCGTATTTATCCATGTCACAAGCAAAGACTTCTTTATATTCTATGCCTAATCTCATCAGAGCCTGATTAAATGCACCCACTCCTGAGAAGTCGCTACCTACTTTAATTGTTTTCATATCTTTTCAATTACAAAGTGTCCATAAACGTGAGTTCCTGCTGCTCTGAATTTATTAAGCTGCCAATGGCAGAGGGCTTTGCTTGGGAAGTCGTAGCTCTCTGAGAGCCTGTTTTCGTAGTAGTACAATAGTCTATACATGAGTTCTTACATTTTAAGTATTCTAAATATAGGGAGGTATTAAAGGAGCCCCCCTTATCTCCTGCAAATGACTGCTTGATCCACCATCTAGCCATCTCTGATATATCTCTATGCATCATACCTCCAATCATCCTCATCAAAACCATTGTCAAAGTCCTGCATATCTCTCACCAGGTTAGTATCCTGAATGCACCAAATAATCTCCTCATTGAGTTGGTCAAGTTGTGTATCCGTTAGAATGTAGTCAAGCTCTACCTCCCCCACCACTTGAGTAGCCAATACATTAGTTATCTCTACCTCATAATCCTCCTCAGTGATGTTAGTTATTTTGAACTCACAGCTCCCATGCACATCATCAAAGTCAAAGTAAGCTACTTCAATACCTATTGTTACTTGCATATCATTAAGATTAAAGTGTGATACATTGCCACCATGGTAGCTAAAATTACAGCTACACTTGCAGCTACATTGAATAGTTCTTTTTTCATTTGTTAGCGTTTAAGATAGTTAAAAAATCTTCGGTGTTATCTAGTGCTGTCTGAGTCATCTCCTCATTAGCTTCAACAAGCATTTGCTCTAGGAAAAAAGTAAGCACTTCTGCGTTGTTTTCGTTTGCCTTGATAAAGTCAAGGGCTCTGTTAAACTGTACCATAAATAAATTTTTAAGTGTTAATACCTCACAAAGATATAAAAGGTTTCATATCTGCAAAACATTTTTCACAAATAAATTAAGTTTTGCACAAATTTAGAATGATTCTAAATAAGGAATCAGGCTATAAGCTGATTAATCTCCGCAAAAATACGCCTATAAACTTAAGATATATTCTTTCGCTTGTAGAGATACTCCTGATACTTAGTGAATACCAAGTGGTTTATCTTATTGTGTTTTTTGCAGTCACGACATTGGAGCCAATGGTGTACAGTACCGGCTGCAGTGACTACTTTTTTATTGTACCTGTGGTTAGTACCTCCACATTCTGCACATTCGTACTTATCACCCCCCTGCTGTACAGCATAGTTGTGACTAACTAAGGTGTAGCTGTTAAGTTTATTGAATACAGACTCAAGTACGTCAACATCCATCTTGCAATAGTCCACCATCTTATCTAATGCCTCCTGATCTTTACGGAATACTATATCTTTCCATAGGTCAAGCCCTCCTGTTTCCATCTTAGCCCCTACCTTAAGTAGCTTAGCTATGTAGTCTAGTTTATTGCTATTGAAATTAAAGTACCTTTTAGCCCATTTAAGGGTGTCTATGGTCTTGGGTGATGGCATAACATTGATGCCATGAAATAAAGCCCTTGTGCGTATCCATTTGAGGTCAAACCTATCCCCATTGTGTGCCACAATCTCATCTGCTTTCTCCAATACTTTGACAAAAGCCTCAATCATTTTCTTATCACTTTGACTCTTGGACCATGTTAGGCTGTGAATCTCCTCCTCACCCTCCCATTTATAGCAGATGCATATGATTGCACGTTCATGAATGATATCACCCGGATTGATTGTTAGGTTGTATCCTGTCCTCCAGAACACCCCGACATTAAAGGATGTTTCAATGTCGTAAAATAAACGCTTTCTCATTTATTAAGTTTACTGAGGATAGCGTTCCACGCTAGTCTAAGTATGTATGGTATAGCAAGCCCTAACCAAAATGGCCACCATGCTATTTTATACTTAGGTACCTCATGTTTTTTTGTGATTGTGTTGCCTCGTATCTTTTCAATTTTGGTTTTATACCTGTACTCAATACGAGTCTGCCATCTTGTTTTTGGCACATAGACATTCTTAAAATATACCACTGTATCCTTAGTGGTGTAGAACTTCTCCCATACAATAGTGTCATTCTTAATAACAGGGAATGAGTCAACAGTAGTTATCCGGATGGTGTCACTATCCTGGACTAACTGCAATCCATTCTTTAATGCTTTCTTATAGTGCCATTGAGCTCGCTTAGGAGCTGAGCAGGATATAAGTATCAATAGTGGTATTAAATATCTCATAGGCTTTGTAACATCTTAATCATTCGAGGGCATGGGTAAATATCTGCCTTATCTTTTCTCACACTGTTGTGCGTGTAGATCCCTGCAGTACCTTTGAATGCCTCTTTGTCAATGGCAAATATCTCTGACCGGTAAGTTTTAGGAATGTCATAGGTCTCACATAGATACTCCACCAACTGCCGAGTGCTTTCAATTTGTGCATCCGTATATTTGTACCAATACTTATTGCCCTTGTAGGGTGTATCTAAGGTAGTAACCATGGATGGGTCAACTACTCCCTTGACATAGTTGTAGTACTTTCCATCCTTTAGCTTCAATGGACCCCAATTACATATCTCAATACCTACAGATAGCTTGTTTAGGTTTTGATACTTTAGTCCATGCACTGAGAAGTCCTGACTATCTATCCCCAGGTGATAGGCCCAATGCTTGGAAGAGAAGCACTGTACTATGCTACCTCTTTCACCTATCACAAATGCAGTAGCTATCCTATCTGAGTTGCTATTCCACCAGCGTGATACAGCTATGGGGTTGCCATTGCCTGCAGTATGGTGTAGATAGATTTGTTTTTTCTCAGACTCTTCGTGGAAGTACTGAGCACTAGATAGGCGTTCCTGAAATATCTTGGTCGTGTCTAATTTCATCTACCTGTTTTTTAATATCCTTGGCTCTAGCAAATAAATTTTTCATAGCCTGCCATAGGTCCAATCCTTTTACTGCTTTGTAGTTCTCATTGATACTCATGACCTCAATGGATACTAAGATGAGTGCAAGTACCTTAGTGAGCAATAGCTCTACAGAGAAAAACTGCAGGATGATACCATTCAGTATAAACTTATCTATCATATAAAACATAATAACAGTTACCTGATAAAGTAACATCTTACTAATGATTGCAGATAGGCCTCTGCTAGTTATTTTTACCTTATTCTTATAGCTCTTCCATACCCCTGTGATAGTATCCAATACGATCACAAATCCAACTAAGAATAATAAGCCTGATATAGGCATCAAAAATGCACTGATAACAGCCATTAACTTACCCCAATTAGCATGCATTGTGGCTAGTAGTATGGATAGCTGTGACTTCACAAGATTAGGATGCTGTTATTGTACCCATTCTCAAGAAAGTTACCGCACATTCCTG